TCATAATCTATAAGCCCTGCTTTCTTTGCTAACATCAAACCTGTTATGGTACATGCTACGAGGACTGACCAATATCTGTTCTCCGCAGTTAACCCTGCCTTGGCATCTACTTTTTCTTGTACAGTCTTTAATACTTTTGCAACTTCTTCTTTATTGTTAATGATATATTTGATATACTCCTTGCCCGCATGTCCATGATTATTCTGTAGACAAGAGCTAAATACATCAGTCTCTTCTTTTGTTTCAAAGTGTATACGGCTTACTCTACACTCCATAATCCTCTGAGCTTCAGCTTTGGGCATAGCCTTGATAATACTTATACGTTCTACCATGCTTGTATTACCTGTAGTCACAGCAAGAAGTTTCCATGAGTCACCTCTGTGTCGTTCTGTGTTACTGTTTGCAGACATTCTACCCCTCTGCCTACCACCTGTAAGCTGATACGCAAGATTAGATAGTTCTTTACCTGATGTGTTGGTAAGCTCATCCATGTATAATGGCAAGTTATGGTATACCTCACCTCTGTTCATCTTGGTGTTGTACGTGTCTCGCTCATGTATGATTAGGTCATCAGGGTCGCCCCACACAGATGCACCTGCCGCCATAGCTGTAGTTTTACCTACACCAGATTCTTTACTGTATATATGTAGTGCGGCACACTTTATAGGCGATAAGCTCATTAGTGGTGACCCGAAAGACGTGCCAACTACAAACTGATGCAGTTCAAAACCATCACGATTGTAGAAGTTAATCGTATCTTTCCAATCCTCCAACGTACCTTTGGGTTCAAATGAGGGGAACAAACTTGTAGTCTGTGTTGATGGTGGGTTAAACTTTATCTCATCTTTGCATATTTCTTCGTTACCAAGCACAAAACTATCGCACTCGTCACCTGTCCACCCAAACTGCCTACGTGCTTCATCAGCAACGCTTTGAGCCTGTAGTTGAGTGACCCATGTTGTTGTGTATGTCATAATTTCATCCATCCTTAATACTGCTATGCCTTGCATAGATAGTTGTTTTCTCAGTTCTTCTTTTGATGTTACAGCAGTTAGCGGAACTGTAAACTCCCTTACACCGTCTTTAGGTAGGTGCAAACGCATCACTATTGCTTCACCTGTCTCTACGTCATGTATACGTTTCACAACATATAAGTCGTTCTGGTATATCATTCGTTCTTCTATATCCCCATCAGCGGAGCGAATTTGAGTGTACACACCGCCATTTGCACCTCGGAAGTAGGGTTCTGGATATTTTGGTATTTCTTTACTCTCTCCTGCTCTTTTTATCAACTTACCAAGTGTTATAGGAGAAGATATTTTACCCCAGTGTGGACAATGTTCACATACATCAGGGTTGTGTTCGTTAAATGATGAACAAAGATACGGCCCCTTTATAAGATTTACCTTCTCTTCTGTTAACTTCTCATCATACCCTTCATGGTTTTTAGACATAATATGCACTGCCTGTTTAGCATCAGTGCAAAACTTCGCTATAGATAGTCCTGCCCTCCACAAGGGTTCACTTATATCCTGTTGGTTCTTTATTATATTCTTTAACTGAAAGCACCCCTTACCTTCTTTGGTTTTCATTATTATATTCTTAAAAGAATGCTCAGAGTTAGACATCATAGCTTCTCTAAATGCACTCTCTTGGTTGTCCATCTTGACAGGCACTGGCATCAATCCTCCACCAAGTAGACGAGAGAACTCTCCAAAGTTAACTATATTCATCTCACCTGTACCAAAAAACTCTACAGGTTTTAACAAGCCTTTCTTGTGATTGTGTGTATTGGGTATCCTAAGTACCCTGGCTGCGTCTGCAGTTACTGCTATATCTGCTAACAACTTATGCTGTGTACACTTATCTTTGAGCGCCTGGGCTACAGGCAACCACTCATCATACGCTACGCTTTCCTGTAAAACCCAGTATACATGGACTCCATATCCAGAGTTTACCATAATAGGTTTTGGTAAGTTTAACTTATCACAGAATGCGCGTAGGTCTTTGACCGCCAAGTTCTGGCTTTCGTAGTCTTTACCTACACCACAATCTAAATCTAAAAAGAAAGAACTAAGGCTTTTTACATTTGGAACTTTTCTGGACTCACCTGTTTCAAACGTGGCTAACCCAAAGTATGTATCGTATCCTTGCTCATCTAAACTATTAGCACTGTTAATAACTTCATCTACAGAGCTATAAAACTTTTGTATTCTACGGTCTTTACCTAATGCTAGTACGCAGTAAAAACCATCTCCTAGTACCCTTTGCAAAAATTGTTTCGTTTCCATAATCCCACCCATATTTGGTGTGCCGAAGACACCACGACAGAGTACGGCACGTTACTCGTTTCGGCAATGCCTAGTCGTGGTGGAGTGCTACTATTAGAGCAGCAGGCAAAAATGACTAGTCATCCCAGTCATCAACAATAGCACTCAAGTCGTCATCAGCCGCTTTAGGTGGATTTGCGGGCTTGTTAACAACTTTCTTTGGCTCTGGGACAGCTTCCTCTTTAACAGGTGCTTTCTCTGTAAAAGGGTTGTCCGCATCCACAGTAAATCCTTCCTCTGCTGTAAAAGGATTTCTTTCCTCAATAGGCACGTACTTGATAACCTGTACACCTTTTAACCGTAGGGATATGTTTTGTTTACCCCCCATGTCATAAGGTATAAACTGTACAGCTACGTTCACCGTGCTACCTGTAGTTAATAAGAAGTCATCAGGTAGTTTCGTACCTTGTGCATCAACTTGAAGAGGCTTCTTTGTTGTCTCATTTTTGTATGCACCTTTTAAGGTAGATTTATGTGTAAACATACCATTGTCATCTTTAACAAATGGGCGTTCTAATTTTTCAGCCCACTTATCTTTACGATTAGCTTGGTATGATTTAGCCATCTCAGTATAAAGACCTTTAGCAGTATCGTTGTCCATACGGAATTGTATAGAGTATTCTGCATTAGCATCTTTAGGGTCACACGGCATAGACCGACCCTCATTACTATCAAAATGATAGGTACGATTTATTTTAGGCCATAAGGCTTCTACGTTTTTTATTATATAAGTTTCCATTCGCGTCTCCTTCTTCCGCAGTTATAGGTCTTCATCTAGATCATCTAGACTCGGTAGTTCATCAACAAGGTCATCTTTATTACTAGATGTATCCTCACTGGTGACTTTAGTAAGTGCATCGGCTACATCACCAACACGAAACCTGTAGGTCTTACCTATCTTAAAATAAGCATCCTCTGGTATGTGCTTTTGACGTACCCATGCACGGACAGTAGATATAGAAACACTAAAGTGCTTGGCTACATCTTCTATTGGTACAAAAGGTTCGTTCATCTTTTCCTCACAGATATTGATGTTTCCTGACTTATCTCAAGCCCATCAGGAACTTTATCAGGGTTGTCTTCTAAAAAATCCTTCATGTTAGTCTGATTAATACGTTTATCCAACAGCTCTGGTATATTATGCTCTTTTATAAAAGTGTGCATAGCATCCCAATCGCTTGCCCAATACTTCGTTTTATTAGACGTAAAGAACAATCCTTCAGAACTTTTAACGCTTTGAACATTGTGCCTCTCGCAATGATCTAGCATGGCCTGTTTAACACGGTCTAATTGTTGCTGTAGTTTATCGTCTTCTTTTTTAAATTCAGCAGTCATTAAAGATCGCTTTGCTCGTATTTTTAAAAACGTCTTAGTTAGTTTATCAGGGGTTATCTCACCCATTGTTGTCTCCTCTTCCTATCAGAACATTACATATAATGACTAAAAATGTATTAGTCAAGTATTTCTTTGTAAAGATCGGTAAGTTTTGTGTGTACGTCTATTCTTCTATCTAATAACTTGTAAACGTGTCTTTCTGCGTCAGAACCTTGCAGTTGTACGACTGTGCATTTGTGGTTCTGTCCTGACCTGTGTACTCTAGCATTAGCTTGGTCGTAGGTTTCTAACGAACTTGTAGGCCCCCACCATACGATTGTATTAGCAGCTGTTAACGTGACACCATGTGCTGCTGCTTGTGGCTGTATCACGAGTACCTGTGGGTCAGCACTCTCTTGGAACTGTTTAAATATACTAGTCCGTTTATGTGCAGGTACATCACCCCTTATAATCTCAGTTGTTATGCCCTCTGCTCTTAATTTATCTGTTAATATATTTATCACGTGAGTAAAGGGTACAAACACTAACACCTTTTGGCTTGACTCGTCTATGACCTCTCGTAAGACTTTATATCTATTCTTTATATCGAACTCTAATACTTCTTTCTCGTCTGTGTAGATAGCCCCTGCTGAGATTTGCAATAACTTGTTAAGACTCACAGCTGCATTGATAGCGGTGACTTGTTCTCCTGTTATGTCCATAACAAGTTTAGTTTTTAGTTGTTTGTAATACTTCTTTTGTTGTGCAGTAAGTTCTATCTGTCGTTTTAAATACACCATTGGGGGTAAGTCTAAACACTCATCTTTGGTAAATCTTATTGCAGGTTGCAGTGCCTTGAACACCGTATCTGTAGCAGTTGGTTTTATTTTCCATGTGAACTGTGATACTTTGAACATAACTTTATCTTTAAAAGCACCAAAGAACCTTGGTATTCCTGTAGGGTTTACAAGTTTTGCAAGTCCATACGCATCTGTTGGGTTTTGTGCGGCAGGTGTGCCTGTCATCATCCACAGCCATGTATCATCTTTAATCAACCACTTTAAATTTTTCCAACGTGTAGTCTGTGCATTCTTGTAGTGTGTAGCTTCATCAACAATAATAAGATCAAAGCCACCCTTCTGTAGTTCTTCTAAAACTATGCCTATGCCATCATAGTTTATAACAACGTATTCAGACCCTTGCGCTATTATCTCTTTTCTTTTATCAGCAGAACCGTGAGCTACAGACACCGTTCTGTGTGTAGCAAATGTAAACAAGTCATCACGCCATGCGCTATCCATGATCGACAGCGGGCATATTACTAACACACGATTTATATATCCTTTGTTCAGTAAATAGTCAGATGCCCATATGGCACTAGCAGTTTTACCTGTGCCTTGTTCGTTGAAACAAAAACCTCTCTTGTGCATAGTTAGAAATGACGCAGTAGATACTTGGTGACTAAAAGGTTTATATCTGCCTGTCCACTTGTACTGTCCTTCAATAGGAGAAGGCGCTTTTATATCTAACTGTCTAAGGCTCTGTGCTTCATCAAGACCCCAGTTAACAACCACTTGGTTGTCACCAACAGTTTTACTTTTAGGTATGTTGGCAACAACCTTGCTAGGGTCACGTAGTTTTAGCAGTAAAGCCTTGTTGTCTATTATTTGCATTCATCTCTCCACTCACTTTTTTATTTTTTCTTAGTTTTCTTTACCTTTTTTGCCTTTTTTGTGTTTGGCTCTAAGTTCTTCTTTGGCTCTTTTTGCGATTGCGGCTTGCTTGGGTTTACCTGCGACTTTGGCTCTTTGCTCCACCACAGTAAGGATTTGAATCTTCCTAGCATACGGTTTGTTAATTCTTTTAACTTTCCTAGCAGTCGCTTGGGCATCTGCCACAGTAGCAAATTTAATGGGTACAGTATCTTTTGGATTTTCATCGGTATACAGTCTCCTTCCTGTTCCTTTTGGTTTTTTACCTGTTCCTGTTTTTGGGTCTTTCTTCTTCACTTCTTAGTACCTTTCTTCTTACCATTTCTAGCACGGTTCTTTGAAGGGCTTTCTAATCTTGTTCCGTCTTTGTTTGTGCCACCTTTACTTAACATCTTATTGTGTGACACATCTTTACCTTTACGGTTTACGCCTTTCTTATCGTAGGCACGTCTA